AGCCGCTGGGCTGGCCTGAACGCAAAGGGCACCGGCGCTGGCTACTTGGTTAACGGCGCTGCCGCTGCTGGCGCATCCGCCATCACCGTGGACACAGGCACGGGCACAGTGCTCGCAGGTAACGTCGTGACCTTCGCTGGCGACAGCAACAAGTATGTCACCTCGGGCCTTTCGGGCTCTGTCCTGACACTGAACAAGCCAGGTCTGGTAACTGCCGCAGCCGACAACGCGGCAATTACGGTCGGCAACAGCTACACGGCCAACGTCGCTTTCCACAAGAGCGCCATTCTGTTGGCGGCTCGCGCTCCTGCAATGCCTATGGGCGGCGACGGCGCAAGTGACGTGGAGTACGTGACCGACCCCGTGTCTGGCCTGACGTTCCAAGTGGCCGTCTACCGCCAGTACAAGCAGATCAAGATCGAGATCGGTCTGGTTTGGGGCTGCAAGGTAATCAAGTCCGACATGGTCGCGACTCTGATGGGCTGATCGTCGCAAGACGCATGAACGAGGGGAGCAGTTCTGCTCCCCTTTTCAGTTGGCGACGCAACTAAATACCCCCGAACTAGGGAGGCCAGAGGATGCCCGCATTGGTACAAGAGACAGGACAAGGGCTGTCGAACGCGAACAGCTACGTGTCCGTCGCATACGCAGATGCCTACTTCGACGGCATCTCGGAGTGGACAGCCGCCAGCATTGAGGCTCGCACCGCAGCGCTGATCGTCGGCTTCGACAGCGTGGAGCAGCTATACGGCCCGAACTACTTGGGTTCAATCCGGCCTACTTCCCAGCAAGCCGCCCTCTTCCCGCGTCTTGCCTTCACGGACAACAACGGCCGTCTCGTCAACGCCAACACAATCCCCGCCTGCCTGCTGCGTGCCCAATGTGAGGTTGCACTGATGCACCTCAAAGGTGTCGACGCCTTCCCACAGAAGAACGCGGCGCAATTCGTCACCTCTGAGTCAGTCACGCTAGGCGCACTGACCGAATCGAAGTCGTACGGGCGAGCCGTGGAGTCGGAATCCTATCCCGGGTTCCGAAAGGTGGACCTGATGCTGGCTCCGATCCTCAATGTGGGCAAGGACCGTCCCGCGTTCCTAGCGCTATGAGCTTCGACTACTCCAGGTACACCTCTAGGGCACTGATTCTCATTGCCAAGTACGGCCTGCCAGTTCAATTCCAGCGGAACGGGTCAGTTTACGCCGTGTCCTGTGCCTTCGAGTCCGAGTCCGAGGCACACGACGCAAGCGCAAGCGCCAGTGACTTGCTCGCGCAAACGGAGGTTGCGACCAAGACATGGCTTGTCGCGGCCACCTCGCAAGCAGTTCGGGTGGGCGACTACGCCATTAGGGACGGCAAGACCTGCATCGTCCAGAAAGTAAGCGAGTTCCGCCCCGGCGCAACCTTGATCTACCAGGTCATAGAGGTGCAGTGATGGCCGGTGTCAAAGACAAGGTACTTGGCCTGAAAACTCGCCTGCGAAACTTCCGCCATGAGTTCGGTAAGGAGTTTGCGGACCGCGTCAAAGAACGTACGCCAGTCGTGACCGGACGCCTGCAGGCGGGTTGGGAGTACCAGCTCCTTGAGCTGGACGTAGAGGTTCGCAACCGCGTGCCTTACGCCAGTTACGTTGAGTCTGGGACGGAAATGATGGAAGGCCGATTCATGATGGCCGCGACGGCAGAAGAAGCGGAACAGATCGCCCAGCTTGCCATTGAGCGCGCGGAGAGGAAGAAATGAGCTACGCGACCATCAACGCGCTGCTCGATGCGCACCTCGCCGCAGCAACAGGACTGCCGCCGCTCCAGCTTGAAAACACCCAGAACATCGGTGTCACGGGGCAGCCGTTCGCCCGTGCAACCCTCGTCACAACCGAGTCCGCTGCCGTAACCAACCTGCGGACGGAGTATGGCGGTCTGTACGTGGTCGACCTGTATTACCCGCTGAACGCGGGCTTACCCGCCGCAAACGCGATGGCGGACACCGTGATCGCCCACTTCAAGAATGTCCCACAGCACACGCTTTCAGGCAGCGGCGTGAGCGTCCATCTTGACAAGGCGTGGCGCGAGAGCTTGGGCCGACGCGATCAGTTCTACGCGCTTCAAGTGAAAGTGAGGTGGCGCAGCCTGTTCTAGCTGCTCCGGATAAATCCATAACAACAAGAGGACATTGCAATGCCCCAATTTCAGACGATCAACCGTCAACTGGCGTACATCCCAGAGACGGTCTTTGGAACAACCCCAGCGACTCCGCAAACAACCCTGCTGGAGTTCGTCACCTTCACCCCAACTCACAGCGCTGAGGACATTCGTTCTCAGACGCTCGCCTCGCACGCGCAGCTGGTGGACCGCCGAAACGGCAACGTTCAGGCCGCCGCCGAACTCGCCTTTGAGCTGAACCCCACAAACGCCGACACGTTCCTCGAAGCGGGTCTGATGGGGACTTGGACGACGAACGTCCTGAAGGTCGGTAAGACAGCTCGCTCGTTCACCCTTGAAGAGGGTCAAAACGATGGCCCCCAGTACCGCACCCTGACAGGTGCAACGATCAACACGCTGGGCATGTCGCTCACGAACGATGGCTACGCGCAGATCAACTGCGGCGTGGTCGGCAAGGCCCTCAGCGCTTGGACAGCTACCAGCATCGACAGCACGCCGACTGCGGCTGCAACTGGTTCGCGCTTCTTCCATGACGGCGGCGTCTACAAGATTGGCGGTTCGGTAGTCGCCTCCATGCAGTCCGTTACCTGGACATGGAGCAATGGCCTCACTCCCGTGTTCGTCCTTGGCAGTTCGGCTGTCGCAGGCTTCAACATCGCCTCCGTTCGTGAACTGACCGGCTCCGCCTCTGGCCTGTTTGAGTCCGTCACGGAGGCCAACAAGTTCATCGCGAACACCGACAGCTCCATTCAGTACCAGCTTATCGCGGGCAGCGACAGCCTGGACGTGAAGATCGGTTCGTTGAACTACACGAACGTCAGCTACGACTACAGCCAAGGCGGCGTGGTCGTGAACTTCGACTTCGTCGGCAAGTACAACGCAGCAGACGCTTCCTCCCTGGTCCTGACCCGAGTGTAAGCATGGACCTGCTGAAGCTGATTCCGACCGCGCAGCCGCTGCCAGTCTCCCTGCCGAATGACGAGCCGACCGGAATCGTTCTGCAGGTGGTGGGCAAGGAAAGCGCCCAGTTCTTCGCCGCTTCAAACAAGTGGACAAACCACATGCAGGCGATGCCTGCCGGCAGGAAAGCAACTCTTGAAGAACTGGCCGCCATGCAAGCTGACTTGCTGGCCTCCCTGATCGTCGGCTGGTCAGGCCTCACAGAGGGGGGCCAGCCCTTGCCGTACTCGCATGAAGTGGCCGTGAAGCTCATGTCGACGCCCGAACTTCAATTCCTACGTGACGCAGTGGAGGACTTCGCCAGCGAGCGAAGTAACTTCTTTCGCGCAATCGCGCCAGCAGCTACTTCTAGCGGTCCGGCAGTGGGTCCAGCTAAACAGCCCCGACGAAAGCGGGCTGACAAGGCAACGGCATCTTGAGAAGACGCTGGAGAAGATTAAGGCGGGCAATGCGGCTTGGGCTAAGCGCATCGAACAGGAGCTAAAGCCGGTCGATGTTCCCGCGCAGGTAGCGCACTTGCTGGACCTGTTTGTGCGGCTGAACGCCAAGCGCAGGCGACAAGTGGTCGTAGGGCTGGAGAAGGCGGTGGAGCTTCCGGAGCCCATTACCAGCATGGAGCTTGACGCCCACCTGCGTCTCCACCGCAGGGAATTGACACCGTGGGAAGTGGAGGCCATCGAACTGATGGACCTCGCATACCGAGAAGAGAGCGCAAAGCTCCGAGGGTAGAAAGATGGACATCCTGGACCTTGTGTTCCGCGCACGCACTGCGGAACTCGATCAGGCGAACAAGAAGCTTGACGATACGGCGGGCAAGGCTGAGAAGGCCGAGAAGAAGGCGAAGGGTCTTGGGGACGCACTGGGAGGCTTCAGCGCTCTGGGCGGCCCCATCGGCAATGTCGCGGACGGCATCAGCGACCTAAACGACAAGGCCGAAACCTCCATCGGCACTTTCGGCCGAGTTGGGGGCGGGATAACCCTGATCGGTGTTGCAGCCGCCGCTGCCGTCGCAGGCGCGGTCAAGCTGACCCTCGCGATTGCGGATCAGGCGGACGCGCTGAACGATCTAGCGAACCGCACCAGTTTCAGCACAGAGCGCCTTTCGCTGATGGACGCCATGGCAAAGATGGCCGGCTCCAGTGTCGAAGAGCTGGTTTCATCATCTGAGCGGCTCGGGGCAAAGCTCGCGAAGCAGGACGAGGAGACCGGCAAAGCGGTCACAGCTCTCAAGGAGCTGGGAATCAGTACCAAGGACTCCAACGGGGAGCTGAAGTCGATGATCCAGCTGCAGGAGGAAATCGTCCTGGCAGCAGACAACGCAGCCAACAAGGCAAAGGCAGAAGGCGCAGCGGTCCAGCTGCTCGGCGCTGACTACTACAAGCTCCGTACCGCGGTGAAGGAAACCGCGGAGCAGAAGGCGGAAATGTACGACTACATGCAGCGCGTGGGCGCTGTGGTCACGACGAAGCTGGCGAAAGGCAGCGACGAGCTGAATGACAACATCAGCAAACTGGGACTGTCGTTCAAGGGCATGGGGCAGAGCATCGCGTCGATCACGGTCCCGATCCTCAACACGGTCATCACCAAGCTGAGCGCGATTGCCGAGAAGGCAGCCGAGATCATGCGCCGCTGGGCGAACCCCACTGCCGGCGAAACGGCCTCCGACAAGGTTGCCTCCCTGGAGGCACAGCTCGCCAACGAAGAACGGAAGCGTGGCGGCCTCGTCTATCGGACTCAGGCTGACGCCATTGAAAGGCGCATCGCGGACCTCCAAAGCCAGATCGCCGCCGCAAAGTCCGACCAGCGACAGGCGGGGCAAATGGATGAGCGTGCCCGCAGTGCCGCAATCAACGGTACGCCGGGAGAAGGCAACGCGGTGGCGGGCAAGACCGTCACAAGCTCCAGCAGTAAGAAGGACAGCGGCTCGGCTGACATCGCGGATGCGTTGAAGCGCGAGCAAGCCATGTACGACGAGGCCTGGAAAGCCTACGAGCACTACGTGACAAGGAAGTACGAGGCGGACCAGAAGCAGGCCGAAGCCATTGCCAAGGCGAGTGCCGAAATGGACAAGCAGGCTGAAGCCGTACGCCGCGCGCTGGACCCCTACTACGACCTGACCAAGGAGGTCGAGCTGGTCAACAAGCTGTACGAAGCCGGCAAGCTCTCGGCAGCAGAGTACAGCGCTGCGCTTGAGGCCAACGGCAAGAAAGTCAGTGAGACGGCGGAGAAGATCAAGCAGGCCAACTTGGAGCAGAGCGAAGGGTACAAGACCTTCACGGCAATGGTGGAGGTTGGCGCAAGCACCCTCGGCAACGTGCTGACCGACATCGCCACAGGCGCGGAAGTCTCCGGCAAGTCTATCGCCCGCTCTCTCATCGGCGCCGTGATGGACATGCTTGTCATCAAGCCAATGATTGAGAACCTGCAGAAGACATTCAAGTCTCTGTTCGACACGATGGGTAGTGGCTCAAGCGGCAGCTCCGGTGGAGGCTGGATGGGAGCACTGTTCAGCGCGATCGGCGGGATGTTCGGCGGTGGCAGGGCGACCGGTGGTGTGGTGTCGGCGGGCAGGTTCTACGAGGTGAACGAGCGCCGTCCTGAGCTTCTGTCCATGGGTGGACGCGACTACTTGATGATGGGTTCGCAGACCGGCATCGTGAAGCCAAGCTTCGGCGGTACGACCGCGGCCGCCAGCGCCCCACAGATCAACGTGGGCGGCATCCACGTGACGGTAGAGGGTGGCCAGGACGCACAGCGACAGGGGCAGCTCGCCGGTGACGCAGCCGCGCGCGCATTCATTGAGCGCATTGCTGATTCGCGCATTGCCAACGCGCTCCGCTATGGCGGGGCACTCAACCGATAAGAGGTATCTGAAATGCCCACCGCACTCCCCTACCCCGAAAAGCTGTCCCAGGAGACAAGCCGCAAATGGGTCAACCGCGTCCTGTCGGCCCAATTGGGCGACGGCTACACGCAGGAAGCACCAGACGGCATGAATCCAAACTATGACATGTACGACGTGGTCTACATCCCGTTGACAGAAGCCGAACGCAACATGGTCTGGACTGCCTTCCGGCAGGTTGGTGCATACGACTACCTGACTTGGCAACCGCCGGGGTACTCCGCGGCCAAGAAGTGGAAGATCGTCAAGGACAGCGTCAGCGAGTCCTTCAATGGAACGTACTACTTCATTCGCGCTCAGTTGCGGGAGTTCTTCTGATGCCCACGTTCGATCAGGTCATCCACCAGACCAGCATCAAGAGCCCCTACATCGAGCTGTTCGTTCTGGACTGCACAACTCGCGGCGGCACGATCTTCCGCTTCACGCCAAGCAGCAGCCTACCCCTAGTCCACAACGGCTGGGAGTACTCACCCCTGCCCGTGCAAACCGAAGGCTGGGAGATCAACGCGGACGGCACACAGCCACAGCCCCGCATCACTATCAGCAACGTCCTGAAGCCGCTACAAGCTGCGGTGGACAGCATGGGCGGCCTGTTGAACTGCAAGCTGTCGCGCATTCGAACCTTCGCAGCGTTCCTCGACGGCAACGCTGACGAAGATCCCGACGCGATGTTCCCGCCCGATGTGTTCTACATCTACCAAAAGGAGCTGCAGAACAAGCAGGTCATCACGTGGCGTCTTGCAACGCCGCTTGAAGCTTTCAACCAGCTTGTGCCTCGCCAGCAGTACCTGAAGGACCGCTTTCCCGGCCTCTCACGCTACCGGGGGAACTGATGTCGCCAGAAGCCCTAGAAGCGTTCAAACGGCACGTGCTCGAAACCTACCCCTCAGAGGCGTGCGGCGTGCTGGCAGGGGGCCGCTACGTCCCTTGCCGCAACGTTGCAGCGGATCCCGCAGCTCACTTCGAGCTGAGTACTGAGGACCAAGCGCGGGCCATGCTGGAGTACGGCCCCATTGAAGCCGTCTGCCACAGCCACCCCTATTCCCTCAGCGACCGCCAGGACTATCCACGAGAGTGGCCGTCCCACGCGGACATGGCCAGCTGGATAACGGGCACGACTCCTTGGGTGATCGTGTCCACCGACGGTCACGGCATCAGTCAGCCAGTCTGGCTTCGAGACGAGAACCCTGCTCCCTACAAGGGCCGGGAGTTCACTTGGGGCGCTTCCGACTGCTACCAACTGATCCGCGATTGGTACTGGCGGGAACGCGGCGCACGGCTCATGAACTTCGCCCGCAGATGGGCATTCTGGAAGAACGGTGAGCAAATCTACTTGGATAACTTCGAGAAGGCCGGCTTCTACGAGGTCAGCCCGAGTGAAGTGGAGGTTGGCGACGTTGCGCTCATGCGCTACGGAACTCGCGTGGTCGCACACGGCGGAGTCGTCGTCGGGCCGGACCAGCTCCTGCACCACCAGGTGCATAAATTAAGTGGTGTAGATAGCCTGCACAAATGGGAGAAGCAGATCGAATGCTTCGTGAGAAAGCAGAATGATTCGTGACGTAGCATTGGTGGGTCCGTTGGCCGACAAGTACGGGCATCAACCCATTCAGTTGGACGTTGATGATGTTTGGTCGCTGTTCAGCGGGCTTGAATGCGCCTACCCCGGCTTCCGCGCCCAATTGAGCCAGTACGACGAGTTGGCGTTCATTAAGCGCAGGAATGGCACGCTGACGGCCATCACCGAAGAGCAGCTTGGCATGCGCTTCGGCGGCGCGGACACAATCGTCGTTGCCACGCGCACACGCGGCTCCGTCGAATCAATCGCCGCGTGGGTTGTCACCGCACTAGGCGCAACCGGCACCGCAGCAACAATTGTCGGAGCCATCACTTATGTCGCCGTGAGCGTTGCCATCAGCTACGCGACCAGTGCGGTAATGAAGTCGCTCTCTGATTCACCCGACCCAGCGCAGGAACGTGACAAGCGTGAATCCCGCTTGTTCAATGGACCGCAGAACATTCGCACGCAAGGCGGAGGCATCGCAAAGCTGTACGGAAAGCATCGCGTGGGAGCGACGATCATCAGTTCGGAGATTACGTCTGAGCGGCTTCCCATGCTCATGCCCGATAGCTTCACGTTCCAAGCTGGCGAGACAGCCACGCGCAATGTGACGGACAACGACATCTTGCGCGACCGTCTCACGCTTACAGGATGGACCATCGACGGCACGACTCGCGCCATTGGGTACACGCACACAGTTGCAGAGACTGTCCCTCCGGGTCCAGTCGATCCGCTCACCAACGCGCCAACGTACCCCGGTTCTAACGACGCGCACAGCTTCTCTCTGGCCGCGAACGGAACACTCACGGTCACCAGCCAGCCAGCGGTCACCAAGACCTACAACCTCACCTACACCGCGACCGATTCCACAGACGGTTCAACGATGACAACAACGGCCACGCTCGCCATTCGCGCCGTCGCAACGTGGGAAAACGTGGGCGGCGACAGCACTGGCAGCACTGTGGGTGAAGGCGCAGGGAGCGGGACTGCATCAGCGGGCGACGGTAACGCCGGCGATGGTGGCACAGGCGGCGGAGACGGTTCGGGCAGCGGCGGCGGCACCGGCACAGCGTAGTGACTCACCTCCGTAAATAAGGGTCGAAAGCCCTTGTTCACAGAGGTCCGATGAGTACAAGAAAGAATCTGGAGCCCATCCGCGGCAGCGGCGGAAAGTCAGGAGGAGAAGGCGGCTCCTTCGTCGAAGACGAGAACACGCTGCAAACGTCGCAGACCGTCCGGTCCCTCTACGCATTGGGAGCCGGCCCCATCGGGGGCCTGGTCCAAGGTGCCAAGAGCATCTTCGTTGACAACGTAGCTGTTCGCAACTCCGACAACTCGTACAACTTCGGCGGGAAGATCGTTTGGGACGAGCGCAAGGGCCTGCCAAGTCAAGAGTACATGGACGGTTTCCCGTCCGCAGTTGCTGAGTTTGCAGTGGGAGTTGAGGTCACAGCCGCCCTTCCCCGCGTACAGACAACGTCAAGTGCAAACGTTGACGCCATGCGCGTCACGGTAAGCCTGCCTAACGGGCTGTACGAGCAGCAGACAGACGAGGCGCGTCTTACCGGTTCGGTGGTCAAGCTCGCCCTGGACAAGAAGCTCACAAGCTCGGGAACCTGGGTACAGGACCGAGTCATCACGATCAACGGCAAGACCATGAGCGCCTATGCGGAGAGCTACCGCGTGATGCGACCGGCCGGCACGGGCACTTTCGACGTGAGACTCCGCCGCATTACTCCCGACGCCACTGTCGCATCCCTTGTCGACAAGACATTCTGGAGCACTTACACCGAGATTGAGAACGCGAAGCTCGAATACGAGGGTATTGCGTACATCGGCGTTGCGATCAACGCAAAGGACCTGAGCAGCCAGAACCCTCCGACCGTTAGCTTTGAGGCGTACGGGACGATCTGCCGCATTCCATCGAACTACAACCCAGTCACGCGAGCGTACACGGGCGTCTGGAACGGCAACTTCAAGATGGCCTGGACGGACAACCCTGCTTGGTGCCTGT